GGGTTCTTCTAGGTTGCACATTTCTGTGACCTTGGTTCTTTCTCCTATACCGCAGCGAGGTTCCCATGATTAAATCTAAGGGCGTAAGCCCATACATTCAAAAATGGAAGCTTCAGCCGTACAGGTGGGCCTTTTTGCATCCTGCAAAGAGATTACCCGGGACCAGAACTACACCGCTTATCAGATGTCCTATCTGTGAGCGGAGGCAGACTGGAAGTTATTCCGATCTGCTTGACCCGCGCATCTTTGCGCCCCTTTATTGAGGTGCAATTATGACTACTAAGATTGACTCAGGCCGCGAAGTTTACGGTACGGCAAGTCCGGGATGGACTAAGCCACATCGTTACTTCGATCTCGTTCGTAGTGGTAGTGATACCCCTAGGGAAATGAGATTATTAAAGCCTCCTAGTTATACCGAAAACGGATTCACTTACTCTGGCTCGTGGGAAACCACACGCCAGAGCGCCATAAGTGAATTCGGTAATATTCGGATGACAGGCAGTCAAAGTTTGACGGGTTATCCGGTGTTCGACGCTGGCGAGTATCCTAGTTTCGAAGAGCTTGGCTCTAAGTTACTAAGTGCTTGGCGTGCGTCGGAGTTCAACCTGGGAGTCTCTATCGGTGAAGGCAAGGAATCCGCTCAGCTTATCGTCGGTCGGTTGACCGACATAGCGAAAGCGGCCAATGCCGTCCGAAAGGGAAACCTAGGTACTGCGCTGCGTCACCTATCACACGTGCCGAGATCGTCGCGACGGGGAGCTCAAGTGAGCATGTCCGTCAACGCGTTCACGTCCGCGTGGTTGGAGTTGCAGTATGGGTGGTTACCACTCATAAAAGACATTGGGGCGGCTGCTGAGATGATTAAACTTCATCCCAAGGAGAACAGGATTCGCGCCCGTTCCTCGAATAGAGGCGGCGCTAAACTAGACTCCCCAAGCCATATTGGAAACATTCGTGTTTTCAACAATGATAGACGGTTACAGAATATCGTAATCGTCCGAAGCCCTCCTAGTATGATGGAACGGCTCGGTTTGACCGATCCGCTATCCATTGCCTGGGAGCTCGTACCATTTAGCTTCGTGCTAGATTGGTTCGGGCCTATTGGTGATTATCTTGCTGATTTGCACGCTATAAACGTTTTACCTGTGGTAAAATGTATACAGACGTTCAGTAGCAAACAGGTCGCCAATATCAGTGTCGACACCTCTCACAAGTTTTTCGGTGCGTATCCGGTTACTATGCCGGCTACTACTTCCGTAATTCTTGTGTCAGGTACACGCACGATCTACCCAAGTCTGCCCTCCGCTTGGTTGGCGTCGGCTCAAGTTCCGCGGAAAGTATCCAACGACTATGAACCTAGCCTCAAGCGTATAGCGGATGCAAGTGCACTGGTGCAACAGAATCTAAAGAAACTGTTGCGTTGAGCGCGTGAGCGCGAAACCTGATGCCGTGGCGTTCCCGCCAGGACATCTCCACTTAACTTACCTGAGGTAAATAAAATGGCGGCTATCGCTCCCATTGTAATCAACGACGGTCAGTCAACTCCGGTTGCCCATACTTACAACCCCGTGCAAACTGGGGAAGTAGCTATCTACAAACGGAACGGCGATACTGCCGTTCCGGCTGTGGGGTTTGAGACTTTGAAACTCAGTCTCAAGCAGGCTCCGAATACTTCTGACGGCGTTAACCGTGCTAAGATTACAATTAGCATCCCGGTCCTCGAAACCCCGAGTGGTGGTACACCCTCAGGCTACGTGGCGCCACCTCGTGTTGCGTTCTTTGAAGCCGTAAACATCGAGTTCCTCCTCCCGAATCGCGGCACTGCCGTTCAACGGAAGGACCTGCGCGTCTTGAGCATGAACGCCTTGGCTAACGCCCAGGTTATCTCGCTCATTGAAGCGCTGGAAGGCCCGTATTAACACCACGGGCGACTCGTAGAGGTCGATTGACCTCATCGGCTCCAACAACACAAGGAAGCTAAAATGTCGTCTACGACGTATTTTGATACTCCCTTCTCTTTCGAGAAAAGTATCCACGTGCTTGATGAGTTATGCCACCGACTCACTGGAGATCAGAGCAATGACTTGGTCAATCATCTACGCGATAGGGATTGGGCTTACCTGGCTGGCTACAAACCAGCTGGGGATCCCACTGTGTCAACTGCTGTTCAATACATGCAGTTAGCACAGATCGGCGCGTTCTTTTCGAAGAACGCGTCGCTCCCTTTGAACGTAGATACCAAGGCTGTCGCCCTCCAGAAGTTTGTCGAGTCCGAATCAAAATGTGAGGCCACAAACATGGCGTTCAGAAACCGCTCGCTTCCCTTTTCTCAAGGGGGTCGCGACGCTTCTCTGATTTTCAGAGTTCAGCGAAAAATAGCCGGTATTCTGGGTCCTCTTCCGAGGCTCACTGATCTTGATTTTGGTTTCGGCCCAGGGGCGAACGTGGGACTGAGTAGATTTACATCTGTGCGACGGAAAACCTCCGCCGCTCCCACGTGTTCAGCTGGTGCCTGGAAATACCTTTCGGTACTACAGGAGTGCTTCCCTTTCTGGCAGGAATTGCGAAATGCAGTTCCATGCGATTACGGCAAGTACGCATCAGTTCCAAAGAACGCCTCTACGGATCGTAGTATCCTCGTAGAGCCTTTAATCAACTCCTTCCTACAAGCTGGAGTTGGTGCCTGTATCCGCGAACGATTGAAGCGCGTGGGTGTAAACCTACGCGACCAAACGATCAACCAGGAACGCGCCCGAAAGGGAAGCCTAACTGGGGATATAGCGACACTTGATTTAAAGGCGGCGTCAGACACAATCTCTCGCGAGGTTGTGGCAGAGCTGCTTCCGATAGATTGGTGGCTCCTTTGTGAAGACCTTCGCTCAAAATTCGCGCTAATGCCGGACGGTCGCAAGATCGTCCTGCAGAAATTTAGCTCGATGGGCAATGGCTTCACGTTTGAACTGGAGTCACTGATCTTTTATGCGATTTGTTCCGTGCTCAGTGATGAGCGCGTTACAATCTATGGTGACGATATAACATGTGCGTCGAAAGACGTTCATGTCATCATAGCCGGCCTTGAACATTTCGGCTTCTCAGTAAATCTTGAGAAGTCGTTCTGGGAAGGGCCGTTTCGCGAAAGTTGCGGAAGCGACTTCTTTGAAGGGTGTATGGTACGACCAGTGTTTGTGAAGGGCCTTTTATCCGTAAAAGAGCTCTTTCGCCTACACAACTTCTTTGTTAGAAATCACGAAGAAGGGTTGGCCGAGGTTTGTCTAAGACACATACCCCATCGGTTCCTCGTATGGGGACCTGATGGGTTCGGTGATGGTCACCTCATCGGTGATCATCAACGGACCCGCCCTCGCCGGATCTCACGATCGGGTTGGGGCGGATATGTGTTTCGAACCTTTCAGACTGTCCCCACTGAGCGGCGTGAGCCGCTCGGTGGTGATTACGCGGCGTTCTTGTACTTGTCGACTTCGTCGAAAGCACTCGAACATCACGCCATCAGTAGCGGTCAACACAGGGGGAAACTCCATGTTGTTGACGCCCCTGAACCCTCTCGCACGATGTATCACGAGAGGGGAACGGGACGCTATCGACTTCAGTCTGTATACACTTTGAATTTAACGTGAGTTAAATTCCGATCGGGCATCCATTTCCGATCTGGGTCGGCCGA